GTTTTTAATCCTGACGGAACATTAGCAGCAGATTTTATACCATTTTAAAAAGGAGAAGTAAATGAAAACAAAAGTATTGCTGGACTCAATCAACAAAGTTATCCCCGCTACAACTAAAAAAGGATTGTTAGTAGGTGGAGAAATGATTGTAATTTTTAAAGGCGAACTTATTGCTTACAATGATAGAATAAGTGTATCAACATTTGTGGATGATCCTGGATTAGATATTGAATGTGCAATCAATGCCAATGATTTAAAAAACGTTATAAAAGGTATAAAAGAATCTGACGTTGATCTATCTATGGCAGACAATATACTATCCATTGTATCTGAAAAAACGGAAGCTGAAATACCAGTTACTTCCGAAATAGATACTATATTGGATATGATAGAAGAATTAAATACAAGTTCTTTGGTATTCACTGATCTACCAGATGATTTTGATAAAGCTATTGGATTAACTCGATTTAATGTGTCCGATGATTACAATGATAAACACAACCTATTTTGTTTGCAAATTAAAAACAATCTAATTTATAGTGCTGATGATTTCAGACTTAGCCGGTATATATTGAATGGAGACACAGGTGTTACTTGTTTAATCCCGAACAATAATCTTGAAGAACTGGCAAGATTCGATGCTGTTGGTATTTCTGCAACAAAAGGATGGGTTCATTTTATTAACTCCGAAGATGCTATATTCTCTTGTAGAACTGTAATAGGAGATTACCCAGTAAATGATGATTTGTTCACGACTCCTACATCAACAAGCAAATTGATTCTTCCGGAAGAATTGGTTGAAACTATTGAAAGTGTTACCTCTTTATACAATGAGATTATGAACTCACATAAAGGAATTAAAATTGAAATAAAAAATGGAGTTTTATTCTGTGAGATTAAAAAAGAAAATGTATGGGTTAAAAAAGAATTGGAATTAGTCACAACTGATGTCCCTGATGTTTCTTTTACTTTATCTTCAATCTTCTTGTTGGACATTTTATCGTATACCAAAGAAATTAAATTAACAGATAAACAGGCTATATTTGAATTAGATAATTTCCAACATAGTATTCTATTACAATTGGATAATTAATTATGACCATTATTCAAAGCTTTTTTGGTCCACCCATACCAGAAGAATGCGGATCATGCAAACAAAGTTCTGGTTGTATTAATCCTTTTATTCCTTATGCTGGTGAAGGTAAAGAAAAAATATTAATAGTAGGTGGTTGGCCCTCTTCTTCGGAAGATAAAAACAATGCTTACTACAGTGGTGTATCCGGTAAATGGTTTAAACAACAATTAAGATTGCTTGGCTGGAATTTAGATAAAGACTTTTGGTATATGAAAGGTGTAAAATGTACCAGTGAAAAACAACCCTCTAAAACAGTCATATCTAATTGCCGTAAAAGTCTTTATAAAACAATTGATACATTAAAACCCAAAGCTATTCTTTTAATGGGAAACATTGGTATTGATTCTGTTATTGGGGAATGGGTTCAAGCTGCTTCGGCAGTAAATTTATCTGGTCTTCAAATACCTTTACACGATAATAATTGTTGGGTATTCCCATTGATTGCTCCAGAAATGGCATCTGGTGGTAATCGAGATAAAAACATGTCCGAATATTTCAAATATGTTTTAAAGAAGGCTTTAGATACTTGTGATAATTTACCAGAACTTAAACCTTTAAATTACATAGATGAAATTGAAATTCTGACTGATCCAGATGAAATTATTAAACGGATGTGTGGAATTATTGATTCTAAAAATATATCTGCATTCGATTTTGAAACATCAGGACTTGACCCGTATGTAAAAGGCCATAGAATATTTTCAATCGCAATAAGCAATAAAGATGAAACAATATCTTTTGCTCTCGATTATCCAGGAGCTTACGAAACAAAAGATGATTTGGATGATGTCTGGAATATTGTGTATGAATACTTGGAAGATGAAGATTGCCCCAAAATAGCTCATAGAACAGAGTTTGAAAATAAATGGTGTAAAATTTGTATTAAAGCTGATGTTAAAAATATGAAATGGTGCACAAAAACAACCCAACATATTATTGATAACAGAACTGGTATAACCGGATTAAAACACCAAGTATTTGTAAGATGGGGAATCAAGAACTTTGGCAAAGCTGCTGAACCATATATTAAGTCTGTTCCTGGTACAAATTTTAATCGTATGCACCAAATGCCATTGACAGAACAACTGCTTTATGTTGGTACAGATGCATTAACAACATTCCTTATTTATGAAGATCAAAAAAAAGTGCTGAAATCTCTTGATACACAGACGTTTTTTAACGATGTAACAAACATGTTCAATGAAATGTCAATCAACGGCATTTGCATGGATATGAGCTTCTACGAGAGAGAAAAATTAAAACTTGAGAATGATGTCATTGAAATTTTCAAAAAGATACATGAATCCGATGAAATTAAAACATATGAAAGAAAATATGGTGGAATAACTTTAACCAGTAATGATGATGTCCGAAGATTATTTTTTGAACATCTTGGCTGTAAATCACATAAACAAACTGATAATAAACAAGCAAGTGTGGACAAAACTTCATTGGAGAAAACAGGCCATTGGATTGCTAAAGAATTACTTCTTATCAGGAAACTTCTTAAAATTAAGGATACATATATTGCTCAGTTTCAAAGAGAAGAAAGGGATGGTAAAATTCATCCTTCTTTTAACGTATTTATTGCCAGAAGTTTAAGAAGTTCAAGTCAACGTCCAAACTTCCAAAATATTCCAAACCGTGATGAACTATCAAAATTTATAACACGATCTGGGTTGAAACCATCCCTTGGTAATAGATTTATAGAGCTTGACTATCGTGGAGCGGAAGTAATAACGAGTGCCGCTTACAACAAAGATCCAAATCTTATTCATTACCTTCTGAATAAAAATACCGATATGCATAGAGATAATGCGGCAGATATTTGGAGTACATCACCAAATGATATTGCAAAAATGGTTAGATTTTATGCCAAAAATTGTTGGACTTTTCCACAATTCTATGGTGATTACTTCGGTAGTTGTGCCAAAGCTTTATGGGAAAATAAAGAAGAACTATTAAACAGTGGTCTGACTTGTTATGAACATTTAAAAAGTAAAAATATTGGTACATTAAAAAAGTTTACGGATCATTGTAAACGGGCTGAAAAAATAATGTGGGGAGAACGTTTTAAGGTATATGACCAATGGAGAAAAGATGCACAGGTTAAATACCGTAAAAATGATTTTATAGTAGAAACATATTTTGGATTCATGTTCATTGGGTACATGGATTGGAAACAAGTTGCGAATTACCCTATTCAAGGTACAAGCTTCCATCTTCTCTTAAAAGTTTTATTAAAAATGAGAGAATGGTTAAAAATTAATGATATGAAAACAAAAATGATTGGGCAGATTCATGACTCAGGTATATTTGATAGTCCAGAAAATGAATACCAGAAAGTTATAGCTCAGTTCAAATATTATACCAATATGCTATATGATGAATATGAATGGTTGGAAGTTAGGATGGAAGCTGATGCTGAAATATCATTACTTAATGGTAACTTTGCACACATGTTTGAAGTAGAAGATGGTAAGACTATTACAGAATTAGAAAGAAAAGCAAAAAAGAAGTGGGCGGAAAAAGAAGCTAAACTATTTGCAGCTTAAAGGAAATTAAATGGATACTATAGCAATGGGTATTCCCAATTGGGTATTATATACAGCCATAATAGTATGGGGTTTAGGAATAATATGGGGTTTCTTGGGTATAATTGAAATAAGTTTACGTATATACATGTATTATTTGAAAAATAAACTAAAAAAGGAAGGAGAAAAGAATGAAAAAACAAGTATTCCCGAAAGTAAAACCTAAAGTACAAGTAATGGACAACATTCTATTTAGATGGATAATGTTGATTCTTTTATCAGTTGCAGCAAAAATTTTAAACAAAGCAGAAGTAATGAACATTTACACCTTAGTTGGAATGAGTGCAGGCCATTCACCTATTGTTGATAATTTTCATACTGAACTTTTAAAACTCATGAAACATGGGGAGGATAAAAATGAGTGAAGTATTATTACCACTACCATTAAAATATAGACCAGAATATTTTGATGAAATTGTAGGAAATAAATCTGCGGTAGAAGCAATTGAAAAACTTCTAACAAAAGATATTGGTAAAATACCAAAAACTTGGATGTTTATTGGTGAATCTGGTTGTGGGAAAACAACACTGGCAAGAATTGTTAAAGAAGAATTGGGCTGTAATGATTTAGACTTCTATGAAATTAATGGAAGTAATAATCGTAAGATTGCGGACATGCGGCAATTACAAGAAAAGATAGTTGTTTATCCACGAGCCGGAGATATTAAAATTTATCTCATTGATGAAGCCCACAGACTTACACCAGAAGCACAAGACTCCATTTTAAAGATGCTTGAAGAACCACCGGCTCATGCTTACATATTTTTGGCTACTACTAATCCAGAAAAATTGATTAAAACTATTCATTCTCGGTGTACAATAATCAGGGTTGCTCCAGTATCTTCAAAAGATATGCTTCCTTTTATAAATTATATTCTTGAAGAAGAAATAGGAACCGATGAAGCTGCTCAATTCCCTGATGATGTTCTTAAAGCAGTAGTTAAAAATAGTGGTGGTGCTTGTAGAGATGCTTTAAAATTACTTGACCTGATAATGAACATGGAAGACTTTGATGAAATGATAGAAGTCATGGAACAAGGTATTCCACAAGAAGGATCATTGAAAGAATTTTGTGATTTATTAAAAAGTCCAAGGACTAAGTGGACACAAATGGCAACATTCTTGCGTGGATTCCATGATGATCCAGAAAAAGTTCGTAGACAAGCAATGCGGTGGTTCACTACTATGCTATTAAATGATGGTAGTAAAAGAACACGGTTGATTTTGTTGGGTTTCGCAGAGGAAAACTATTTTGATTCTGGTAAAGCCGGACTTGTTGGAACATGTTTTGATATAATTCACTCTAACGTATAGATTTGTCAGTAAATCAAAGCAAATCAAAGCTTTTTATACGTTTTAACGTTTTAATCGAAGTACATTGACTCTAACATAGTTTGTAAATTTTTTCTTTTAATGTTATAAAGAGATATGATTATGAAAAAACTAAAAACAATGGAACTTGACACCGAAAGAATAATGGTAGAAGAATATGAAGAAGATTGTTATTTAGATATAAACAATTTGGGTAAAGAGATTTTTATCCAACCCAGTCTTCATGAAAAATATACACGATACACAACCAATCTTACTTATGAACGGGACGAATTAAAATTAAAACTTGGGCATATCCGAGCTATATTAGATTTAGAAATTCGTAACGATCCTGAAGCATTTGATTTAACCAAAATAGCAGAAAAAGCAGTAACAGCTTGTATTGATCTTGATCCAGAAGTCCAAGATATGACATTCGATCTTTTATATCTTGATAAACTGGTCAATGAAGCTAATGGAGCTTTACGAGCAATAACTGGTAAGGGTGTTTCTCTTAATAATGCAGTTCATTTATATAAGACTGGTTATTGGGGAGAATTAACAGCTATACCACATAAAATGCAGGAACAAATTGATGAATACTTGGACAGAAATAGTATGTCCACTGCATTAGAAGATAATAAACGTTTAAAAAGGAGAGCAAAGCATGGCGAAAAGAAGTAAGTTCAGAGAAATGGCAAGTGAAGAAGACTTAACCGCAAGAACGGAACAGTCTTACAATTCCAGAGAATCTTCTGGAAAATACAATGATTATTTTACAGATGATATGCCTCTGCAAAAATGGATGTGCAATGAAGATTCACATATCATTGATGTTATACCGTGGATAGCTGGTCCGAATCATCCCAATGTTGCAGAAGGAAAACCCACTCATAATGTTGACATTTTTGTTCATTTTGGTATTGGTGTTACTGAAAGTGCTTATATCTGTCCAGCAAGAATGGGAATTGGTAAATGCCCTATCTGTGAATTCCAAGCAGAATTGAAAAAGAAAAAAAACTATGATGAGGAGTATGTTAAAAGTTTTAACGCCAAAAGAAGGGTTGTTTACAACATTCTTTGTTATGATACTCCCAAAGATGAAGATGCTGGACTCATGATCTGGGAAGCTTCACATCATCTTTCAGAAAAGAACATCATGGCTATTGCTCGTAACAATAGAACCGGTTCTTTCATTAAATGGGCAAGCCCAGATATTGGTAAAACTATTGAATTTCAGAGAGAAGGAAAAGGCAGGAATACAACATATATAGGATTCAAATTTACTGATCGTACTGATAGAAAAGGTAATCCCGTTGAAATCTCTGATGAAATATTGGATGAAGCAATTAACATTGAAGATTATCTGGATATTAAAACGTATGAAGAACTTGTTGAAATTTTAGGTGATCCCAGTGAAGAACAAGAAGAAACTCCTTTATCTGAAAAAGAAGAAACTTATTCGGAAGTAGAAAAACGCACGCCGAGAAGACAAGTTAGAAAAGAACAGGAGAAAGAACCTGAAAAAGAACAGGAGAAAGAACCTGAAAAAGAACCTGAAAAAGAAGAACGCCCTCAACGTAGAAGTAGAAGAAGGACACGAGAAGAAACACAAGAAGAAACACAAGAAGAAACCGGTACTACTCTTAAACGGAGAAGTAGAAGAATAAGGTGAGGCGGAGACTATGGAGGGGAGATAACCCTTCCCTCCTCTGAAAATTATGTACCCGATATTCCGTATTAGGAGAAATTATGGTTGAATTACAAAGAAGAAAAAAGGAAACAGAAGATGCTGTCGGGAGTATTAAACCGAGAGAAAAAAGAACTATTTCTGATTCTTTAAAAACAGGAAAAACCCAAATTCGACTTCTCCCAAATATTAATATTCAATTAATGGTATCTACAGGTTGTACTTTATTAGATTTAGCAATCTCTGGTGGTCGTGTTCGTGGTGGTGGTATACCTGCTGGTATAATGGCAGAATTATTTGGACCAGCAAGTTCTGGCAAAACAACAGTTCTTGTTGAAATTGGAGCAAGTGTTCAGTTCAAAGGTGGTGAAGTTGATATCGCCGATCCAGAAGCTCGACTAGATAAAGAATATACCAACATGCATGGGTTATCTTTACCTGCTGATAATTATGGCAGACCAGATACTGTTACTGAGGTATTTGATCGACTAAGAGAATGGGAACCAGAGAATAAAGATGTTATCAATATGTTTGGGGCTGATAGTATTGCTGCTCTTTCTACAGATATGGAAATGGGAGAAGGTGATAAAAGAGGACAACGAAAGGCTAAAGAATTATCTGAAGGCTGCCGAAAAACAGCCAGGATTATATCCAAAGACAATAAGCTTGTTGTTTTTACAAATCAGGAGAGGCAATCAGAATATGGCAAAACTACTCCTGGTGGTTTTGCTGTTGGGTATCATAGTTCTTTGCGTTGCCGTATTAGAAGGGTTAAACGTATAGAACCTGAGAAACAAATCCCCGGTACCAAAAAGAAAATCAAAAAGACCATCGGTATTTTATCGGAAGCTTTAGTAGTGAAATCTTCTATTGACGACGAATACAGAAAAGCTCCAATTTATATTATATTTGGAAAAGGTATTGATGACATTCGTGGCAATTTACAATGGTATAAAGATATGACTGTTAGTACCAAATATAATGCCGTTGAAAAAGAATTTTCAAGAATGGATTTTGCTATCAGATATATTGAGGACAATAATCTTGAGGGTGATCTAAGAGAAATGGTTATTGATCTTTGGGAAGATATTGAAGCTATATTTAAAGTTAAACGTAAACCGAAAGTCCGTTTTTAATAATGGATGCAGGAGGTTTTAATGGCTGCCAAATTTGAATTCTTTTATATCAAAGAAATAACCTTGGACTATTTAGAAAAATATCTAAATGGTGAAAAACGAGAATATTTTGATGAAAATATTGAAATAATATATATAGAATATACCGAAGAGTTAACCGACGATTACCGAAAGATTTATAATGTATTATGTAAAGGAACTTATAGATGAAAACGCTTGTAATAGATTCTCCTTTTCTTTGTCATAGAGCTATTCATACAATGAACGCTTTATCCTATGAAGAGGAGAATACCGGAGTTATATTTGGTTTTTTAATGCAACTTCTTTCTTACGCCAAAACATTTAAAACAAATGATATAATCTTTTGTTGGGATTCCAAAGATTCAGAACGACGAAAAATATATCCAGAGTATAAAGCCAATAGAAAAACCAAAGAAGATGAATTATCCGAAGAAGAAAAAGAATTAAAGAAAAAAGGATATCAACAGTTTGAAACTCTTCGGAAAGAAATATTACCAGCAATGGGATTCAAAAATGTTTATTGGCAAAAGGGTTATGAAGCTGACGATTTAATTGCCACTACTGTTATGTACCATGAAAGAGATTTTGTGATCATTACTGCTGACCAAGACATGTACCAATTATTAGATTTTGCTGATATGTGGAATCCAACATCAAAAGAAATATATAATTATGATGATTTTTATACTGAGTTTAAATTAATACCAAAAGATTGGATTAAAATAAAAAGCTATGCTGGATGTTCATCAGACAACATTACTGGTATAATGGGGATAGGAGAAAAGTCTGCTGCCAAATTTTTAAAAAATGGATTGAAGGAAACCACTAAAGCATATAAAAAAATGGTGAACTTAGGTCCTGATATTCTAAAAACAAATAAGGTGTTGGTTGAACTTCCATTTCCTGGAAGTATGGTGTATAAAATGAAAGCCAATAATTTAAACTTTGATTCATTTGTCCAGAATGTTTGTTACCGATATTCTTTTGACAGTTTTTTACAAGATACATATTATCTTAAATGGGAAAATTTCTTTACAGGAGATTTTTAATGCTACCAAATATAATTGTCATTGATGAAGAAGCCTCAGAAAATGGGGCTGAAATATATATGAATCACGTAAGAGTTAGGGAAGAAAATAAAAATAAACTTATTGAGGGTTTAAAAATGGCATTTCCTCAAAAGAAATTTACTGTTGTAACCAAAAAAGAATATGAAAAGGGATCATGATTATATGAAACCGAAATTAAAAAGAAGGAAGCTTAAATCAAATTTCCAGAAATCATCAATGGACCTGGTACAGATAACGAATAATGAAAAGGCAGAGTTCAGAACATGGTGGCATAAAAAACAAAACTTGATTTGCCCTTTACTCAAAATTGAAGTACCTTTAAATAATGTTGCTCTTGATCATAAACATAAACGTAAGAAAGATCCAGTTGGTCCTAATGGTGATGGGTTGATAAGAGGAGTTGTCCAATTACAAGCTAATGCCCTTGAAGGGAAAATAATAAATAGCTTTAAACGTCTTGGTTTGGACAAGTTCATTGAGCTTCCAGCCCTTCTCAGAAATATTGCGGACTATTTAGAGAACCCTCCTATTCCACAAAAGTATATTCATCCCAATGAAATAAAGAAAGAACCGGTATTAAGCAGACAAAGCTTTAATCAATTAGTGCGATTGTACCATAAAAAATATCCAAAAAGAAAGGAGTTAACATACACTTATTCAAGATCCAAAAAACATAAACCAAAACCAAGTCAAAAATTAACAAAAACACTCAAACAATTGTATTCCGAATTTAATGTTAAACCAAAATTTTACAAGGGGTAAACAATGGAAACAAAAGTTAAAGGCAATATGCTTATTGCAAAATACACCGCTTTAGAATGTGAAAAATGTGGAAATCTACATATCCCAGAAAAATATGTAGAAGCCGTACGCTGTGGAGTTTGTGGTAAATTTCATGATTTTTCAACAGATACGTATGTTGCCGTAGCAGGGAACATAACTGTTGGAATGGGTGAAGGTATAATAGGTCCAAATATTAAAGACGATGATGCCACAGTAAAGAAAGTAAGTGTCTTTTGTCGTGGGAAATGTTTTCAGTCCGTTTGCAAGGATGCCCTTACCTCAAAAAGAACACCACTAAAATCGGTTAAACCAGTTAGAACAGAGGAGATTTAGTGATGCAAAAGATTGTTGAAAATTTAAACACCATTGCCAAAGAACAAAGTAAAAATTCTAAGGTTGACTTACTGAAAACCTATTTAGAAGATGAAGAATTTGCTCTTGTGGTAGAAATGGCTTTAGATGAAACACTCCACTACAATATGAAAAAACTTATTGCTGGTGCTCCTGTGAAAGATAATCCTACTTTTGATGATCTTATGGATTATCTTTATTTCTTGACTACAAAACAAGGTGCTACTTCCGCAGAGAAAAAAGAATTATCTTCTTTTGCTATCAATGAATATTGGGAAGATATTATTCTCCGTATAATCAATAAAGATTTACGTTGTGGTATTGGAGCAAAGCTTATCAATAAAGCTGTCCCTGGTAGTATTCTATTGGTACCATATCTTCAATGTAGTACAAGCAATAAGAAAAAAAATATTGTTTACCCAGCATATGCTCAAGTTAAAGAAGATGGATTGTTTGCCAATATATTTGTGAATGAAAATGAAGTGAAATATTTATCCAGAAATGGTAATGAATTCATTTTCCCAGAAGATTCTTTAACCAATGATATTAAAAAATATTATCCAAAACATAAACAAACAAAAATTTACATGGGTGAGTTCCGAATAAGAATAAATGGAAAATACTTAGACCGTAAAACAAGCAATGGTATTGTAAATAAAGCATTGAAGAAAAATCAAACCATGAGTACTGGTGAATCTTTAAAAGTACATTTCATTTGTTGGGACGTAGTTACCGATAGAGAATTCTGGGAAACAAAATCTCCGCTATCTTATTATGAACGATTTGAGAATTTAAATTTTCTGGAGAACTGTGAATCCAAACGAAACCATCTATCTAAAACAATAGTTGTTGACAATTTCAAACAAGCTCAAGAGTGGGCTATTGAATTAATAAACTCTGGAGAAGAAGGTTGTATCATTAAAAACTTTCATGCTAAATGGTCATATACCAAAAGCTCTGAACAAATAAAATTAAAAGCTGGTGATATTGGTGCAGAAAATGAAATGGAATGTGAACTCAAAGTTATTGGTTGGTATCATGGTAAAGTAAATACTAAATTTGAAACATGTCTTGGAGGTCTTATTTGTGAATCAGGGGATCAATTACTTGAAGTTAATATAGGTGGCGGATATTCTGAAAGAGATCGTGGTTTTCTTGGATGGTCAGAAAACCACGTACCAATAATCATAAATAATTTTGAAGAATGGGTGGAAGAAGAATATATGGATGAAATTATAACTGTCAAATTTAATGAAGTTATTAAAGCCAAAACCAGTAAAAAACACAGTCTTTTTTCTCCACGATTTATTGAAAAACGAAATGATAAAGATATTGCTGATACTTTAAACTATATAAAGGAACTTGGATATGATAACAGAGATTGAAGGAGTTGGATTCCAAGGGTATGATGACTTCATGATAAGTTTATCCCCAGGGGTAAATGTTATTGTAGGTCCATCTGATACTGGTAAATCAAGCATTTTACGTTTGTTAACCTGGATATTTAAAAATAGACCAAGAGGTGATGGGTTTAGAAATACTCGATTAAAGAAAAAAGATTCTGTTATTGGTAGTGTTGGATTTGATAATGGAGAATGGGTATCAAGAGAAAAAGGTACTAAAAATCAATACACTATTTCAACTTTCAATGACCCATTAAAAGCATTAAGGACTGATGTTCCAACAGAAGTATCGGAAATAACCAAAATTAAAGATGTTAATTTACAATCCCAACATCCAAGTGAACAATATTTCATGTTAACTGAAAGTCCAGGTCAAGTAGCAAAATTATTTAATAAAGTTGCTGGTCTTACTATCATGGATGATGCCCTGAAAGAAATCAATACTTCTGTCCGTGCAAACAAAGCCGAATGTGATTCTATAAACAAACGAATTGAAAAGAAAACGGAACAAGTTGAAAATCTTAATTGGGTTATAGAAGCCCAAGAAATGATAGATGATCTTCTGGAAAAAGAATACAAGCTTGAAGAAAAAATTAATAAATTTAATACCATTGATTCAATCCTTGTATCTTATTACTCCACTTTAGATGATTTGTACAAAAAATATAATAATTTACCAAAAGCCTTAAATGAAATAGAAGTGTTACAGGAACGTAATGATACTCTACATAAAAACAAAGCCGATTACGATTCTTGGTATCTGTTGCGTAGTAGTATTAAATTAACGCTTTCACAACTTGAGAGTACTGAGACATTAGAAAAAGCTAAAAACGAATTTTTAACGCTCTCCTCTAAAGACAATCACATAGAACAACTAATAAATAAGATGTATAAAATAGAACGAATCATAAAAGATATTAATTTACTGTCCAAATATATTGAACGTACCGAAGATGAAATAAAAGATTATCAAAAAGAATGGAATTCATATGCTGGTGAAGAATGTCCACTATGTGGGGGAAAATTATGAAGATAGCTGCAATATCCGATTTACATATTTCTGATAAATGTCCAAAAAATAGAAAAGACAAAAACTATTTGGAGGTATGTTTCCGTAAATTTATAGATGTTCTTACTATCTGTGAAGAAAGAGATATAGATACATTAATTATTGGTGGAGATATATTTGAATATGCCACTGTCCCACGACACGTTGTAACCTCTTTCTTAAAAATCATACATAATTGGGATATACAGATTCTTATTGTTCCTGGACAACATGACTTACGATACCATAAGAAAGGTCTTGATAATACACCACTGGGAAATATGATAGCTGGTGGTGGGATGACATTATTAGAACCAGATAATGCTTATTCTCTCAGTACACCAGAAACTGATATTCTTATTGTAGGTCAAGGTTGGGAA